ACGTTCCCTGGTCAAGGTGTTACTGTATTTGGACAGAAAACATTACAAGCTAAACCATCGGCATTGGATAGAATCAATGTAAGAAGATTGTTAATCGCAGTGAAGAAATTCATCGCATCATCTACTCGTTACTTAGTGTTCGAAAACAACACAGCAGCTACGAGAAATAGATTCTTATCAATCGTTAATCCTTATTTAGAATCAATCCAACAAAGACAAGGTTTATACGCATTTAAAGTGAAGATGGATGAAACCAACAACACTCCAGATGTAATTGATAGAAACATTATGGTAGGTGAGATATTCTTACAACCAGCAAAAACAGCAGAGTTTATAGTACTTGATTTCAATGTATTACCAACTGGAGCAGCATTTCCAGAATAGTATAAAATAAATTAGTTCCCCTTTTTTAAGGGGGACTAACTATTTTTTGAAATAAACTATATTTATATTAAAGAATTAGAAACGGAGAACATAAATGGCACAATTATTAGACCCAACAGAAGTAATGTTTACATCATTCGAACCGAAGATGTCAAACAGATTCATTATGTACATAGAAGGAATTCCAGCGTACTTAGTGAAAGCCGCTAACAGACCAGAAATAGCAAATGGTAAGGTTACAATCGACCATATCAATGTTAGAAGATATGTAAAAGGAAGAAGTGAGTGGAGTAGTTTAACTATATCATTATACGACCCAGTAGTTCCATCAGCAGCGCAAGCAGCAATGGAGTGGGTAAGATTACACCACGAATCAGTAACAGGTAGAGATGGTTACTCCGACTTCTATAAAAAAGATATCACATTTAACAGTTTGGGTCCTGTTGGTGATAAAGTAGAAGAGTGGACGTTAAAAGGAGCTTTCATCGAAACAGCAAAATTCTCAGACATGGATTATACTGGTGAAGATTTAGCAACTGTAGATTTAACACTTGCATACGATTACGCAATATTACAATATTAATTTCAGATTGTTATATTTATATATTAGAAATTAAATAATGAGAGACCTCAACAGAAATGTTGAGGTTTTTTCGTTTAATTAATATTATTTGTATATTTATATATGGTTAACCAATATTAAAAAAGTTTTAAAACGAGAAACGTTATGAGTAAAGAAAAATTACAAGATGATTACAAAGCACCAGTTTCCAATGAGGATATGGTGGAGCTCGCTAAACAACAATACGAGCAGAAAAAGGTTTCTGATTACAAATTTCCAACAGAAATCGTAGATTTACCTTCCAAAGGTCTTATATATTCTAAAGATAATTCTCTATCAACTGGAAAGATAGAGATGAAGTATATGACTGCTAAAGAAGAAGATATCTTAACTACCCAATCTTATATAAAAGATGGTTCAGTATTAGATAGATTATTTCAATCTCTTATTATATCAAATGGTGAAGGAACGCCTGTAAAGTATGTAGACCTTACTTTAGGTGATAAAAACGCTATTATGATTGCAGCTAGAATCTTAGGATATGGTAAAGATTATGAAGTAGAGATTGATGACCCAACACAACCAGGTACAAAACAAAAAGAAACAATTGATTTAACTCAATTTGAATCAACTGAGTACGATGGTTCAGGACAAACCGAATTGCATAAAAACGAATTTGAGTTTGAATTACCACAATCTAAAAGAAAAGTTACTTTTATGGCATTAACTGAAAGTAAGGAAAGAAAAATCAAACATCAATTAGAAGAATCCAAAAGAGCTTCTAGAAAGATGAAGGATAGAACTGATAAACAACTTACCATCAGATTAAAAAATACAATTGTATCTGTTGATGATGAAACAGAACAAAAAGCAATCAACCATTTTGTGGATAATGAATTATTTGCGGCCGATTCAAGGGCTCTCAGAACGCATATAAATAAAGTTATTCCAGATATGGATTTAACATATGAATTTATATCTGAAGAGACCGGGGAAAGGAGAGATATGCTACTGCCTATGGATTTAGGGTTTTTTTGGCCTCAATCATAGTTATAGAAAGCATTTACACTCTCACATTTTTGATTTGATATTCCACGGAAATGGTGGATTCACTTTTTCAGATGTTTATAATATGCCTGTCTGGGCTCGTAAATTCTATATTGGTAAAATAGTAGAATGGAAGCAAGAAGAGAAGAAAGCATATGATAAAGAATCTAAAAAAGCTAAAGCAATAAGAAGATAATATAATACCCAACAGATTTTTTGATGATTTGTTGGGTATTTCTATATTTATAGAATATAACAACGGGATATAATACTATGGCAAAGATAAAATTATCAGAACTTAAAAAAATGTTCACCGAAGCTGGGTTGGATGAAGGTATTTTTGATATATTCAAAAGTAAAAGTAAAAAACTACATCAAAAACTAAAAGGAATAGATAGTGATATCGAAAACGTAATCACTTCAGCGCCTGATAAAGCTACACAACAGAAATTAAGAAATCTAAACAATGCTCTTAAAGCATATGATGCTCAACGAAGAAAAATGGGTAGATAATTAGAAGTAATCTATGGCATCAGAAAAGAAAATAAAAGACCAACAGCGTTTCAACGAATCAGTTAAGGAAGAACTTAAACTGAGGGAGAAGGAACGTGGTGTGCTTAATTCACTTATTTCATTGGCTAAGGTCAAAGGTAAGATTTCTAACGATGCCAAACAAACACAACAGGATTTAGTAGCAAGTTTAACGGAAACCGCTCAATTAGAATCGGAATCTGAAAAAGTTAATGCTCAAATTGAAGCAGTACAAAAAGCTAAATTAGAATTAATAAAAGAAGCTGAAGAAAAGGGTGAAGCAATAAACGCCCATCTAATAAATCAATTAGATGCAACTGAAGAAATTCTAATGGCAAACAGAGAACGAGCTGCCATCAACGATGAATTGATGAATACCACAAAGAATATTCTTGGGTTGGATTCAGAATTAGAACGAGCAATAGCTAAGGGTGGTGTAGCCGCTCTTGCTATGAACAAAGCATTTGAAAATGTTGGAAAATCGTTATCATCTCACGTTGATGCATTGAAAGATATGGTAACTCAGCAAGGTTTAAGTGTTGGTGAAGCATTTGCATTAAAAGGTAATATTGATGCTGCCTCAATGAGTGTAACTGGATTCCTATATGGTTCAGACCAAATAGCAGCATCAGCACAAGCAATCACCGAAGAATATGGTAGTATTAACGCAGCAACTACTGATTTAATAAAAGGTGTTACTGAAGTAGCATCATTAACAGGTGATGCAACAACTGCACTAAAATTAACCGAAGCATTTGAATCAGCAGGTGTTGAAGCTGGTGATGTAAAAGATACAATATCTGATATAGCTAAAGAAGCAGGTGTATCAGGTAAAATGGCAGTAAAAGGTCTTGGTGACCAAATGTTTAGATTGGTTGGTGCTAGTGAAGAAGAATTAAAAACTATCATTGAAGGTAATATTGAACTTCAGAAACGTGGTATGACAATGTCTGATATCGAAGCTTTATCTAATAGTATGTTGGATATTGAAACTTCGATGAAAAAAGAAGCTAAGTTAAGAGCTATGACTGGTAAGGATATAGGCGCAAATGAAATGCGTAACTTAGCTTTAGCAAGACAACAAGCAACTTCAGCAGACGAAAGAAAACGTATTGAAACCCAAATGGCTGATTTGTTAATGGATAAGGTAGGTTCTGCAGAAGAATTTAATGATTTAAATTTAACAGAACAACGACTTACAGCCGAAGCATATGGCATGTCGGTTCAAGAGTTAACAACTAAAATCCAAACTGCAGAAAAGCAAAAAGAACTTACTGCTAAATATGGTGAATATGCTGGTTTTGTAGAAGGAGCGCAAGGATTCCTCACATCGAGCGCAAAGATGGCTGGTTCTATGGCAATGGAAATGGGTAAAGTTGTACTTAAAACTGCTATAATGAACAAAATGATGGGTGGTTCATCTGGAATTGGTAACATATTAGGTAGTGCAGCTGAATCAGCTAAAGGTTTAGGTAAAAATCTTTTAAACATCGGTAAAGGTGGAATGAAAGATATGGGCCAAAAAATAAAAGGTGGGGTAAAGGGGTTGTTTACTAAATCCGCCCCAACAGAGAACATACCAAAACCTGAAAAAATGACTGAAACGTTAGGTGATGGTGGTAAAGCAGCAGGTGGTGGTGGAATGAAAGAAAAATTCCAAGATATGGCTGAAGGTTTGAAAGCTATGGGTGATGGTAAAGTATTTGCTGGTATCGGAGCGGTAGCATTAGCAGGACCTGCTTTTATTATAGCACTTCCATCAATTCCATTCTTATTATTTATGGGATTAACTCCATTAAAACAATTAGAAACTAACTTTAGTGGATTGGCAACAGGTCTTAATAGTATGGCAGCCACATTTATGGGTTCATTGGCTGTTGCAGCATTCGGAATAGCAGCAATTCCATCTATAGCATCAATTCCATTCTTATTATTTATGGGATTAACACCATTAGCACAATTAGCACCTAATTTCACATCATTATCAGTAGGATTAACTACTATGGCATCCACATTTATGGGTTCGCTTGCATTAGGAGCATTCGCAGTAGCAGCTGGGTTAGCAATAGCATCTATTCCATTCTTAATCGCTATATCATTATTAGGAATAGCAGCATCTGCTGGTTTAAGTGCATTGGGGATTGGATTAACGGCATTAGGAACGGCAGCCGCTAGTGGATTACCATTCTTAGGAATAGCATTGATAGGGGCATTAGGATTAGCTATGATTCCATTCGCAATCGCATTAAATATAGCAACACCAGCAATTGAAGCATTTGGTGGTGTAATAGTTGGGGTAATGGGAGCAATTCCACCAATCATTAGTGCAATCGCAGAAGGATTCGTAACTATGATGGGGGCATTATCTTTAGAAAATATTGGTGCATTGATGTTATTAGGACCAGCATTGTTATTAGCATCTGTTGGTATGATAGCATTTTCTGCCGCTATGTTGGTAGGTGGATTAGGTTCATTCTTTGGTGGTGGGATTATAGATGATATATCTGAACTAGCTATGATAGGACCTCAATTAGGTATGGCTGGTGAAGGATTGGCCGCAATCACAACGAATTTGAGTGAAGTAAGTGGTGTAATAGAAACTCTATCAGAATCACTAAGTACAATGGGTTCAGTTACAGCACCATTATATGGAGTTGCAGGTGGGTTATTTAGTATAGCGGGTGGTTTAATATCTATGGCTGGCGCTGGGTTATTAGCACTACCATTATTTGCGGCTCTTGGTGGTTTAGCAGCTATAGCACCTGTATTAGGTGGGTTAGGTTCATTATTTGGTGGTGGTGATGAAGAAGAGTCCAAATCATCAGATAGTGGTGATTCCGATATGATAGATTATGATAGGTTGGCATCAGTTTTACAATCACAACCAATAGTATTAACAATCGATGGTAAGGCGGTACAAAAGATAACCGCAGTACAACGTAGACAAGGTAAAAATGCGAGGAGTTTTAGCTAATGGCACTTAAAGATATGAAATCGGATTTATCTAAATTTAGAATGCCAAAGAGTACACCTTTGGAATCTAAAGAAAGAGTTGATGTTAATAAGAACTTAAATAAAACACCACTTAGTGGGTTGGTAAAAGATGTCCCTGTAAAAACATCGATTTCACCAACAGCTGCAAAGACTGGTGTGAATCCTCAAAAAGTAAATCAATCAGAAAAGTTCAAAGGTGAAACAACACCTCAACCTATGGATAACTCAGAAAAGTTCAAAGGTGAAACAACTCCTAAGCCAATGAGTTTAGAAGAAAGATATTTAGGGCAGACAGACCCAACAATGGTTAACCAATCAGAAAAGTTTAAAGGTGAAACATCACCAAAGGAAGTTAACCAATCAGAAAAATTTAAAGGTGAAACTACTCCTAAAGAAATGAACAACTCTGAAAACTTCTTAGGTGAAACCTCACCAAAAGAAATGAATAACTCAGAACAATTCTTAGGTGAAACAACTCCTAAAGAAGCAAAAAACTCAGAACAATTCTTAGGTGAAACATCACCAAAGGAAATGAACAACCAATCTCAGTTCTTAGGTGAAACCTCACCAAAAGAATCTGATAAGAGTTCTAAGTTCTTAGGTGAAACAACTCCTAAGCCAATGAGTTTAGAAGAAAGGTTCTTAGGACAAACATCACCAAATGAGATGAACAACCAATCTCAGTTCTTAGGTGAAACATCTCCAAATGAGATGAACAACCAATCTCAGTTCTTAGGTGAAACAACACCTACTGAAGCAGATAAGAGTTCTAAGTTCTTAGGTGAAACAACACCTACTGAAATGAACAATAAAAGTAACTTCTTAGGAGAAACAACTCCTAATGAAATGAATATTCCAAATGGTGAAAAACCTTTAGGAGAAACTACTCCAAATGAATCAGATAGAAGTTCTAAGTTCTTAGGAGAAACAACTCCTGTAGAATCAGATAGAAGTTCAAAGTTTTTGGGTGAAACATCACCAAATCCAATGAATATTCCAAATGGCGAAAAAGGTTTGGGTGAAACAACACCAATACCAATGAATATTCCAAATGGTGAAAAAGGTTTGGGTGAAACAACACCAAATGATTTTTCATTTAAGAAGAAATTAGAAAACGAAGGAAAAGATTTTAAAGAAGTTAATAACTTATTAGATATTCACTCAGCTGGGTTCAATTCTAAGTTTGGTGGTGTTGAAGCAACTAAGTTTATTGGTGTGAATCCTGATAATACTATATTTGATAGTGCAAACTCGTTATTCTCTAATATAAATGATAATAAGTTTACATTAGCTAAAACATATGGTGGTTTATATAACGATGCAGGTGGTATAAATTCAGGTGAAGAAGGATTTGGAATTGGTATGGGACATGCCAAAAGACAATCACCATCTTTCTTAGATGAAATGTACAATAAGTTTAATTTAAGAGATGATGCATTTAATTTAGGAACTGCAGCATTTGCACATCCATTAATTCTTAGAGGTATTCAAAGAAAAGGTATAACTAAAGGTGAACCACAACGTTGGGGATTTGGAATACCATTAGATGATGGATTAATGAGAGGTGGTATTGTTACAGCAGTTGAACGTTCTCTTATAGATGGTATCAGATTAGGTAAGTGGATGATTTCAGTAAATGGGTTACTATGGGGAATCAAAAACTTAGGATTACAAGCATCTAACTCAAATGTAGAAACTGTAACTGGTAAACGATTAACTAAAGTATGGACACCCGTAAATACACTCGCATCGGCAGTTGGTGGATTCTTAGGATTACATCCACGTAGACATGGTATATTACCATTACCAGAAGCTGCTAATCCTGAAAAATATGAAACTGTACAAAAAGCTAAAAAAGTAGCACAAATTGATGATATATCATTAGGTGTTGTGGGTATGGGAAATAGATTAGTTGGATTATACAATGAATCATTCCTTACAATGGGTAGTATGAGTACATCTTCTACCTTTAAAGGTACACCATTCCTTAGATTACAAGCACCTGGCGGACCTAATTCTGTATATGGTTTAATTCCTGGTGGAAAAATACCAACGAGAGGTGAAGATACTAGATTTGATGTATTTGATGGATTCACAATTCAAAATCAATACAAACCAGTTGGTACAGACCCTTCAACCGGCCCATCGGCAGAGGCAAATTTTGGAATTCCATTTGATGAGAGTACAACACCATTAGCAAAGGAAATAAAAGATACAACTGATGAGTATAAACCAATATTTTCACCAGAAGGACCTAATAAAGGTAATGATGATACTACGGCAAATGGAAAAGCGGGTAGAATCTACAATGATGAAGAAACATATCCTACTTTAGAAACGGATAGAGAAGAAATTAGTGGTATTGGTTTAGATAAAGTTTACACATCAATAAAAGATGGTGGCGAGCTTGATGAAACGAATGAAGTACACAAAAAATACGATACCCCATTTGAAAAACTAAAAACTACAGATGGTGAATCTCATAACATAGAAAAATTAGAATCATCAGAACTAATTAAAGGATATGAAACGATTGCATATGGTAATATGCCTGAAAGAGTAGCTGGTGATACTGAAGTAAACGATTTTAGAAGTTTATTAACAGGTGATGAAAGCAAAAGAGCAAGTAAAGCTGGATATGCAGATAATTCAATACAATCTAAATTTGGATTTACCAATCCTGGTAAAGTTGGAGCAGATAGAACAGATTACACAACATCTCACGCAGCTGACCCTATCCAATCTGGAGCTATAGATGCAGCTGAACAAAATGATTTAGTTAAATTAATATTTGATAAACATGGTGGTGGTTCTAAACTACAATTCAGAGGTACAGTTACTGGTATCACAGAAACATTCTCACCATCTTGGGAAGGAATGCAATATAATGGTAGAGCTGATTCGGCATTTAAGTATTCATCATTTGAAAGAAGTATAACTTTTAATTTCAAAGTTTATCCAACATCCAAAGCTGAATTAAAACCATTATATTCAAAATTACAAAGATTATCTACAATGACAATGCCTACTTATGGTAATGGTACTAAAGGGTATGGTGGTATCCTTTTAGATTTTACTTTAGGTAATTTATGGGTTAAACATTTATCATTTATTGATTCGTTATCATACTCATTCTCAGATGATGTACCTTGGGATATTGATGAAGGAGCATCTATGGGTATTGATGTAGCAATAGGATTGAAATTACTAAGTAATGTAGTACCAGAATACAATTCAAAGGTTTACGATTTGGGTGGGATATAAGATATGAAAAATAGATACGAAAATATAGAATTACTAAGAACTGAATTAGGTAAAAGATTCAAAAAAACTATCAGATACCCAAAGATGTCAAAAGAATCACAAGATATGTACATCATATCAATACAAGGTGATAGATTAGATAATCTTGCATACAAATACTATGAAGATGCAAGACTGTGGTGGATATTAGCTAGAGCTAATAATTTAGGTAAAGGTGATATGGAAATTCCGATTGGTACACAATTAAGAATACCATATAACTATATAGCTATTTTAGATGAATACAACGAACTAAACAAATAAAAGGTAATAAGTTATGAAATTTGACCAAAATTTTCCCGGCCCGGTAGATGATGAGTTTAAAGCTAGAGAAAAAGCTATAGCCGGTAAAGCTATAAAATGGAACTATGATAAATATGCATATTGTACCATCCAATCTACGGGAGAAAGCTTAACAATTATCGCATCTGAACAGAAATTAATATTAGGTGATGGTGCCGCATATAATAGAAAACCACATATCAACTTATATACTACTGAAGGTGGTGTTCGTAAATTTAAACCTCAATTAAAATCCTGTAAAATCACAAATGAAGGTGGGCAGGATTATACTGATTCATACCTTTACAATGTAGAATTTTCATTTACAGTATTCACTCAAGCTGATTTGAATGCAGCAGAAGCTACGTTTATGAGAGTAGGTGGTGGAATTAGAGTAGATTTTGGTTGGAAAGGTCTTGAGGGTGTTAATAAAGGTTTTGTTGAAGCAAATATATTTAATTTTGATTTTAGTATGAACGATGATGGTTCATTTGATTGTAACATAAAAGCAATGTCTCCTGCAGGATTATGGAGTGGTGAGGATATGGCCTCTGTAGATAATGAAAAAGTTGATAACGATGAAGAACCAACAAACTTTCTTTCAAGTTTAGAAGCTAAATGTAGAGAAGCTTTCGGATTAGATTCAGATGATGGACCCGATTCGGTTAGTGATTTAGGTAATAATAAACTTAGAGTAGAAGCAAAAAAACTCGGTGGATTAGAATGTGTATTTGGGGCGGCAGAGTTGATTATAGAGCCAGGATTTTGGAACGATGATGAACAATATATATTCTATACAACTATAGGAACTCTTATAAGATACATAAATTCAAAAGGTGATACTGATAAGAATACATATAAGGTTCAGCAGGGTGGAAAAACAGCATCATTTCCTAAAATTGAATGTTTGGGTTCAGCAGACCCTAAAGATTTCTTTTTACCAGGATTTCAAGGAAGTTATGGAGACCCATCTGATGGTGGTAATGCAAAAAACTTTTCGAAATGGGGAGAAAACTTAGAAAATGGTGCAAGTTACGATACTAGTGATATTGAAAAGATAGCAGTATCATTTCCGTTTTTAACAAAAACATATCAAAGTATGGCAGATAAAACAAAGACTGTTGGTGGATTTAAACAATCAGTAAAAATCGCAGAGTTTTTAAAAACAATATTTGATAGATTAGAAAATGTAACAGGCGGATTGGTAACATTATCTGCAATTCCATTAAAGGGTGGGCAACCATTACAACCTGATAATCAAAAACCACCATTTGATATAACGATAATGAATAAAAAGATGATTGAGAACGCCACAGGCCCAAAAGCATTTACATTCAAAACTTTAGCTAAAGATAGTATAACTAAAGCAGTGTCGTTAAGTAGTGAATTTGATGCCGATTATATATTAATGGCAACTAAAGCTAATATTGAAAAAGGTACATCTAATGGACACTTTTTAACAAAACCAAAAAAAGGGCCTTATCCACAAAATGGAGCTTTAAAAGAGCCTCCAAAGGTTGAATCTTCAGATATATTAGATATGAGAAATGAGATGGGTGATAAAGGTGCATCGCCTGAACGAATAACTGCTTATGGAGATGCATGTAGAGCATATATTATACAAAACTCAAAAGCGGATAGTAATTTAGCAGAAGGTAGATATGGTGAAATACAATATACGTTGAATCTTAGTGTTACAATAGATGGTGTTTGGGGAATCCCATTTTTAGCACCAATCAAAATTGATAGAATGCCTTCAGTATTTAATACTAAAGGTGTATTATTTACTGTAATCGCAGTAAACCACGAATTTGATGGTAAAGGTGGTTGGGAAACTTCTTTAGAAACTGTAATGAGGATACCATAATGGCACGTAACGAATTTAAAAGAAATAGGGTTTATTATACTAAAGCTCAAATCACAGATGGATTAATTACTCAAGGTGATGAGTGGATGTTTATAGATGGTATGGAATATATTGGGCAATATCATTCATATACTACAGGTGAAGTATTTTCTGAAGCTAATTTTGTAGATGGTAAATCAAGAATGTTAATACCATATGTAGATGTAAAATCTGTTGGATTAAAAACATCAGAGGGTATGGATTTAGCTAAAAACTTTTTATATGATGGAGTAAAATCATTAGATATTAAAAAACAAACAATGCCAAATAGAGATATAGAAGGTATTACAGATAAAGATATCAAAAATGGATTTATGATAAGATATTTTGGATATAGATATGATGATTCTTGCATAGAACTAAATAAAGAAAAATTCAACCAAATAGGTTCGGATGAGGGGTTATCAGGTGTAATTTATAAAAAGTTAAAAATAAAATGGAAAATAACAGGCCCAATTCACGATACTTTCGATGAAAATGGTAAAAAATTAGAATCAGGTGTTTTTGATTCAAACAAAAGAAATGTAGCATTAATTTCGGAAAAACACCCATCAATAAAACTCAAACTATTAGATTACACAGAATTTCACATCCTATAACACTATGAATCCAAAAAAAGATATTAGCACAATCATATATATTCTACTAATGGTAACATTCTTCATTATTGGTATTTGTTAATAACTTTGTTGAAAACTTAACAATTTCTTAACATTAAAATTTGGTAAATCCAATAAAAAGTCGTATATTAGTAGTGTAATAAGGGTTGAGAGTTTAATCCACTAATAATTAAAAAATGAATAAAATAAAAGAATTTGAAAAGAGTATTAAAGGAGTTAAGTTTACTCCGGCTCAAAAAAAGATTGTTGATTTAATCCTTAAAGGATATGAAATCAAAGTTGTTAACAAACACCATATGAGTGGTGGTCAGATGATGTGGAAATCTCCACATTCAGATTATTTAGAGCATGCTGGTAAAGTTTACAAAGCATTTTTCAACGTTTTCTACCAAATCAAAAAACAAAAAGGAATCGAAGTTCCTACTAAATTATTTTGTAGTTAATTTGGTAATTACAAAAAAGTTTTGTATATTTGATATATGATTGAATTTCTTAAAGAAGGAAATATCTCAATGGATAAGGTATATGTTCACCCTATATGGGAGAGCATATCGGTACACCCACATAATGATGGGTTATCTTTGTTGTATATATACGATATAGAAGGTGATAGAGAGGTTCTAATCAACTTAAACAATATCGACAACCATACAACCACATTAGATAAATTCACCTTTAAATTCAACGAATCCTATGTTTATGATAACAAATCACTTCTAAACATTCTTCAGCTAGATAACTCAGTTGATGCAGGATTAATAAAGTATTTACAATCGAATTCCCAACTCAAATCTACCCCAACACCAACACATACGTTTTATGAACGTAGATTCAGTTCCTTTAAAGGGGTAAACAACCTTATTCCAATATCTAAACATATAGAAACCATCAGAGATATTAGAAACGAATTCCTATCGTATTACGATTTGGGTTGGGATTCGGATTGTGTGAAGAAATTTGAAAATTTCTATATTAAGTCATTACATAAAGTAGAACAAAATGGGATACATACTACAAATGGGTTAGAGTGGACTCAATATCACCCATTCACAACAACATCACGTCCATCAAACAACTTTGGTGGGGTTAATTATGCTGCACTTAATAAAGATGATGGTAGTAGAGATAGATTTGTTAGTAGGTTCGAAGGGGGTAAACTGATTCAATTTGATTATGATGCTTATCATCCTCGTATTATTGGTAAGATGGTAGATGAACCTATTCCGATGGATGTAAGTGGACACCAAACCTTAGCAGATATGTATGGAGTACCTTACAACGATTCAAAAGCAATTACATTCCGACAATTGTATGGTGGAGTACAATCGGAATATCTACATATTCCGTTGTTCTCTAAAGTTTCACACAAAATTGATAAAATGTGGATGGAATTCAATCGTAGAGGGTATGTAACTACTCCATTAGGTAGAAAGTTATCAAAATCTAACTTAAACGATATGAATGCTAACAAACTATTTAATTATATGTTACAGGCAACTGAAACAGAACTAAATATGAAGATTTTGAGTAAGGTTATGGAGTTTTTGAAAGATAAACGTTCAAAAATGGTTTTATATACTTATGATTCATATTTATTGGATATACACTCTGATGATTTTAACAGTTTACAGAATTTAAAGATACTTATAGAAGGGAATGGATTTCCTACAAAAATAGAAATCGGAGATAGATATTCTGAGATGAAATCTATAGATATAAAACAAATGGATAAGATATGAACGAATTTCTTAAAGAAATAACTAGGTTATGGTGGGTTGAGGTTGGAACAGAACTACAAAATCCTTTATCCGAAAAATCCATAAGAGGCCTAAGAAAAGTATTAAAAGAAGAATATGATTTCGATTCAGAAGTAATCGAATACATCATAGAGTCTGCAGTAAAAACACCTACAAACTTCCATTTAGGTGGTGATAGAACTTCAGGTATGGTAGTGGGTACAAATGATACCGCCGTATCTGCACATCTACATACCGATGATAACGAAGGGGAAGATGTAGTAGAAGAAGAGGAAAACGATGAAAAAGATAATAAACAATCTAAAGAAAGACCTGATAGTGGGGATGATAAAGAAAAAGTTAAAAAAGACATTGGACAAAACGCTCTCACTTCTTACGAAAAAGAAAAGTTAAAAGAAATTGATGATAAGTTGTTGAAACATAAATTAATGAATCCAACAACTAATAACCTAAATCAAGTATCAACATTATTAGGTAAAAAGAAATCAGACCCAAAAGCATTTGCTATAGCAAAAAGTTGGTTAGGTGACCAAGGTGTAGCTGATGATGATATTGAAAAACAATCAGATAACTCAACTGATGATACTAAAGATACATCAAAAGAATTAAAAGCTGGTGAGCCAGGTCAAAAAGATAAATCATTAAAAGATGTGAACACATCTGAATCCAAAGTTTATACAGAATCAGAATCAGGTGTATCTGATGATGAATTCACAGAAAAAGGTTTAGCTTCCCCATATGAAAATCCTAAAGATGCATTACAAGAATCACAATTAGATGATTATTTTAAAAGTGGTAAAGTACCCAAAAAATACCAAAAAGTAATTACTAGATTAATGAATACTAAAAATGGTAAACAAAGTATTACAGATTATATGAGTGGTGTAGGTGCAGGGCAATTACAATCACAAGCTGGTGAAATAATTACAATGGCAGGTATGGGGATGAATGATGATGAGTTTAATGGGTTCATTGATACATTAAATAATCAGGTTAATAAATATCCTAAAGGTAAGGGTGGTGTGGTTACATCAGACTGGTTAGAATCAGTAAAAAATGTACGAGCCGTTACTAATAAAAGGTATGATGAACAATTTGGAAAAGGTAATTGGAAAATTAGTAATTCTGCGTGGGATGTACCAAATGAATTTGAAGCATTAGGTAATGATGATTATAATGCTAATAAAGGATTTTCAAGTGATATGTATGTTAAATTAGAAGTTGATGGAAAACCTGTTTTAGATGAAATATCACTTAAAAAAGATACAACTGCAAACATATATAATGGAGTTGTAACTGATATTGATAAATGGTCACCTAATGTTCCACCTCGTGCCGATATTAAACAATATAAAAAAGGTGAAATAGAAAGACCTAAAAAATATTTTGAAAATACTAAAACTTTAAATTACAAAAAAGATATTCTACTTAACAAAAATGTATTAAAAGATAAAAACTTAAAAAATAGTTTGGCAGCATTAGGTGTTATATCAGGTGATGCAAAAAAAGGATATAAAATAGAACCTAAAGCAGAAAAGATTTTAAATAAATTATCATCGATGGATGTACCACCACCAATAGATGGAAAACGATTTAAAGAAGTAATGGGTACGGGCGCAGCAGATAGATTTAAGAAATATAGTCTTATGCATGCAACTGTTACAAGAGCTAATGAAATAGCAAATGGTGTTGAGGGTAAAACACAATCAAGTGAATTTTTAAATAATCATTTAGGTTATGAAAAGGGTGAAGATGGTAAATATCCAGAAGGTTCAATTAAAAGATACCAAAACGATACGATACAATTTTTAGTTGAAGATGAAGATGCAAAAGAGGGGTGTTTAAATGCTTTAGCAGAAAAGCTACCAATGAAATCTTTATTAGAGGGTGAAGAAAAGATGGCAATAGGTGGGTTATCTGCAGACCCAAAAACTTTAGAAAATATATTTGGTATTGATAACTATAAAGATTTTAAAGCAGGTTTAACTATGAAAGAGGATGAGAATGGTGATAACTATCTCGTCTATGAATCTAAAGAACCCGCTAAAAGTGTTAGAATAGCAGAAGTTAAGTGTAGACAAAAAGGACAGGGTTACGCATCAAGTGTTGGGTTAGAATTTCAAATAGCTACAGATTTTGGTAAAGAGTTGTATGATGCGAATAAGGAATTATATCCACCTGAACCTGAAATTTCTTCTAAAGAACGAAGAAAATTAGGTGTTTGATAAATACGGAGAGAATGAGTGAGAACGCAACTATTATGTACTTTTACAACAGAATCTTCGTTTGAAGGGTTGTTAACTAAGATTTTTGATGGATACGAATTATTCAGTAGAAAGATATTCATACTGAAATTAGAACCATCTAAAGAATTGGTGATTAGTTATAACATCATACCAAATAGAGAAAATAGGTTTTTACCTAACAGTATAATGGTACACAGAAAAAAAGAATCAAACACTATTTACACAATCAACGCATTAAACAGATTGATTAAAGAATTAAATGGTGGTAAAGAAGATAAATCTTATCAAGTCAATTGGAATGATTATCGTAACTCTATTATCCTTACAGATGGTGATGGGTATAAGGTTATGGGTACTAAATTGTTCAGAATAGTTGACGTTAATTAAAAAATTTTAATATTTATAGTTATACTATATAAAGATTAGGAAGATATACAATGGGAAATATAGAACAAAATAGAAAATTGATGGTTGAGCAAATAGCAAGAGCTAAAGCTGAACTCAATGAAGGTACGAAATATCTAAAAGTACAGGATAAAAAAGGTAAGCAAATAATGCAAGCCATTCAACAAAATGCACCTTTAATAGATATTAGTAGATATGGTATGGATGCACAAAACGCATTACCTGTTCTTAAAAATGGAGTTAAGATGGCTATAAACCACAAATACAAACTTCATTCAGATATTGGTGATGTACCAAAAGAAACCCATAGGCATTATTGGAGATACTCTTCAAAGAAAGAAATGGAAAAAACATTAGATAATACAAAGAAGGTTTTTAAAGAATGGTTAACTCTAATAGATGCAGCTATAAAGAGACCATCTAAAGCATCTCTTAAAAGAGTAGAGAACCATTGGAGACAAGAAGTAAATATTGATGCTGGTGCAAGAGGAACTCTATATCCTCTTATTGTTAAAAGTGGTGATGGACAATCATCAGTTATATAATGAAAGAATGTAATTGTACAGAATGTATTTGTGAATCAAAAGAAGAGTGTAGCTCATCTTGTGGTTCGAACAACCAATGTAATTGTTGTAAATAAATTTGGTAGTTTAAAATATTTTTTGTATATTGTAACCAAATCAACACTTGGGATTAAATAGTGGTGTTGAAAAAAAAGTGAAATATAATTTGGAAGTTTGAAAAAACTTTCGTATATTTGATAAATAATAATTAATTAATAACTAAAAAAAGGTAAATTATGGCAATTGACTTAAATGCAATCCGAAACCGTTTGGACAGTCTACAAACGAAAACTACAAAGACTGATAATCTATGGAAGCCGAAACCAGGCAAGCAACAGGTAAGAATCGTACCTTATGTACACAATCCATCTAATCCATTTATCGAACTATTTTTCCACTACAACTTTGGTGGTAAGAATATTCTTTCACCTCAAACACATGGTGAGGCAGACCCATTAGTGGAGTTCGCTGACCAATTGAAATCTACAGGTGATAGAAACGATTGGAATCTTTCAAAACAACTTACTCCTAAAATGAGAACTTATGTTCCTGTATTAGTAAGAGGTGAAGAATCCGAAGGTGTTAAGTTTTGGGGATTTGGTAAAACTGTATATCAAGAACTTCTTGCTTTCTTTGCAGATCCTGATTATGGTGATTTAACAGACCCAACTAATGGTAGAGATATCACTGTTGAGTTTAAAACTGCAAAAGAATTAGGAAAGAACTATCCTGAAACTTACATCAGAGTTAAACCAAACCAAACTGCTATCACCGAAGATAAGAATGTATTGGAAAACATCAAAGACCAAATTGAACTTCCAAATATGTTTAAAAAGTACACTTACGATGATATGAAAGGTTTATTGGAAACTTGGATGGAAACTGGACAAGTTGGTGAAAACAATGAAGAGTCAGAAGCTCAACCAACTCAAACTAACAATCAAACTACAAACGAACCAAAAGCAGCAGCTGTATCAACATCAAATTCTGATGTAAAAGATGCATTTGAAGATTTATTCAATAATTAAAAACTAAGTTACTATGGCTAAAACAAATCGAGATGAATTATCATCGATTTTAGCAGATAACCTGAACAAAAAGTTCAAAGGACAATCGAAAGTAGCTTACTTCCTTGATGGCTCCGAGCAGACACCCACCGACTTAACTGAGTGGGTGTCTACAGGAGATGATATGTTAGATTTAGCTATATCAAATCGACCTAATGGTGGATTTCCTGTTGGAAGGATTGTTGAGGTTACGGGACTAGAAGCGAGTGGTAAATCTCTGTTATCAGCACATACATTAGCAAATACTCAGAAGAAGGGTGGTTTGGCAGTGTATATTGATACAGAGAACGCAATCAATCAAGAATTCTTAGAAGCATTAGGTGTTGATACTCAAAAGTTACTTTATGTACCTTTAGAAGCAGTAGAAGATATCTTTGATGCTATGGATTCAATTATCGAATCAATTAGAAAATCCGATAATAATAGATTGGTAACAATAGTAGTTGATTCTGTAGCGGCAGCAACTACTAAAGTAGAATTAGCAGCTGATTATGACCAAGCGGGTTATGCTACTCAAAAAGCAATCATTATCTCAAAAGCAATGAGAAAGATTACAAATCTTATTGGTAGAGAGAGAATATTGGTTGTATTCACAAATCAACTTAGAGTTAGAATGGGAGTATCCTT